TTGCAGTACATTGAGACTCTTTACTCAAGGGTTTAAACTTTAACGCAAAGGATGATCATGTTCAATAAAGTTGAAGTGTTATGTAATGATAAACGGCCACGCCCCATCACCTCAAATCCCCCAGAAGACAGAATCATAAACGCATGCGCCTACAAAGCCACATAAGAGTAAGTCTACTCTAACGATCACATGATAAAGGGATGCAATATGTCTGATTTAAAGGAGAAGGTCAAGTAAAGATTAGGCCATTACAAGTACATTATTTGCTCTGATTTCTCCCAATATGACTCAACACAGGACGCTGAGATTATGCAACTCGAATTGGACCTTATCAATAAAATATACCCTGCAGCAACTGAAACGTGGATGGCAATGCAGCACTCAACGGCGAATATCAAAGCGCATGACAAAGACGGCAATTGCTTCGACCTGCTCTTCCCAACCTAAAGATGGTCTGGAATGTATACTACCTCTTTATTCAACACTCTTTTATGTATAGCTGCCATACGGTTCGCTATGGAGCAATGCGGGGTTGATGATTTTGACTTCTTCTCTGAGGGCGATGACAACATTGCTGGCTGCAATGAAATTGACATCGAGCGGTTCGTTGATATTCTGTCAAAAATAGGGCTAACAACCGAGGTTCAAGTCACTGAGGGATTGAAGGGAAGCAATTTTTGCTAGCTACATTTTGACTACAACCAGAACGGGGACCTAGTTGTCTACAAACCCCTAGCTAGGACCTTATTAAAACTGGCATTTGGTGAGTTAAAATCTGACCGATCTTGGAGGCAATAGATTGCTTTGATAATAGCAAAACACACTGTTACAATGAACGATTATGCTAAAGCCCCCAGCATGGTTCAATATTGCTAAACAATTATTGATCAAGCGATCGGCCTCGCCAAAACTAAATTAACAAGCATCAATGTGTCACTACCACGCGTGATAAAAGATGCTCACCGTGGCGTTGAAGCCATCACCAAGAAGAGAGCACAAGGATTGTAAGTTTTATTTGATTAGGATGACGCTGACTACTTTGAGTAGAAGTACGGCAAACAGGTCAGATGGTTGACGAACCATATTCGTGTCAACGGATTCACAACTGACATCATTGATGTTGAGACACTCCACCCTGAATTTTACCCCCAAAATCAAGAAAAAGACTTCAAACCCGTAAACTTGTTCTTTGACACATATGCTAGCTTTCCTGGACCATTTGAGAAACTCAAAGGCGACTTCTAACGGGACTCTAGGGAGTCACAGTTGGTGAGCAAAGCACTACTCTGGAACAGCAAGATCTTGAGATCGACCTCTGATAACATCGTCCATTTTGACACACCACATTAATTGACGAATTATAAAGTTAACCAAGCAATCACCGAAGCCAATGCGGCCAAACATTCCAGATTCATCAAGGTGAGCACATTAGAACAATTACTTGGGTCTGGTGCTTAACAACGCGTTAGAACCACCACCATTGATCATAAATTTTAAGAAAATCCTATGGTAGAACCAGCTCAAATAGTAATCGAAACACAGGGAACTCCTGGGTATTAGGCATCACTCAACGCAATCGACATGAACAGCTCCGTAATAACCGTGCTGGACGCTCTCAAGAAGGCTCAGAATATTACTGATGTGCTTGCGCTCGGCAACACTAGCAATAAACACATTGGCTCAATGGCATTCCGAACTCAATGGACTGACTCAACCGGAAAGGTGCAAGGCGCTGGCAACCTAACTGGCCAAGTTGCTGCTATGATTATTGATAGTGACGGTTAGCTCTAACAATTCATAAGTACATATATGTACGACCCATGCTCACTCAAATGGGTCCTTGGGCATGTCACAAAGTAATATTACGACTCCCTTAAGAAAGGTATTGGAAAGCGCGCTGCGCAGGCTAAGATCAAACCCGTGACGTCACACAATGGTAAATTAGGGTTTAATTTCAACAGCGCTGTTCCTGGTAACAGATACTATTACTGGAGAGTTGGTGACTAATATGAGACGTCTAAGTATAAAACTCTCCCCAAGATCTATTGCCCTTACCCCGCTCAATATGAAGCCTGGAAAACATCATTCAAGACAACCCCTGGCGTCCAGCGCGTCGAGAAGTATGAGGCGAAAGCAGCTAAAGACATTGATGCATCATTCCGCGGGCACGACAAGATTAATGACCTATACAACTTGCTAGAATCGATGTCAGTGGATAGATCACGTATTGATCATGACGCTGACCAATCAGTGTTGCATGGTGAAGAGATCGACCGATATTTTAATGACCGTGTCCAACTTATGATGGATGGGGTTAAGCTTGGCATGATGAACCTGCCATCCTACGTCGACCATATTGTTCAGTCGATAACTGAACCTGCAGCTGTGCAATATGCTGGCCTAGTTGTCGCGCCTTACGCAGCGAAATTCTTCGGGGCTCGCGTGCCGCTCATGAAGCCAGAACCAACCATAACATGGAAAAACCCTGTGCTGTTGCCCGTTGCCCCAACCCCTGGGACCGTGTAATTAGCGCTGATGAACTACACAGCTTGGG